AATCTCTGCAGCTAAATTCTCCTGGGACTTTACTTCTGTCGAGGTTCTCACCAACTATAGTTCTCTCGAGGTAACCGTGCATCGAAAAATTTTCGTTGTTAAGGCCATACTTGTCGTAGTGGGGCCATGAGGACTGCCGGTTAGCAGAGATCGCTAAAGTCTGTGATGATGACAGTACTGTGATAGAGTGTAAGTCGTAAGCGGTAAAGCTCGAGAGACGTGACTCTAAGTCGTCGATCAGGGGTTGGTGGGCTGGGCAACGGGAAATACTGCGTAAGCAGTAGCAGACAGTCGTCGGATTAGTGAGTTCGTTAATCTTCAAAACTTTAATGGAACCCATCGGCCAAGGCGGATTGGGCTCTTTCCCTGTAAATGTGTGCTGTGTGAATTGACCCATCACTTTAAAGTGGTGGCGCATGGGTAGTGAATCCTTGTCCCACTCTCCTATTCGTAAGAGTACGTTAGACTCTCTTACATAGAAGGAGCGGATGTCGGTTCTGTATGCTGCCACGTATAAGTCAAAACAGGTGCGGTACGTTCCGTAGCGAACGTCACACTTATGGGGTGTCAAAGATGGTAGAACTTTAAGTATTAAATTAGTGTTATTAATGTATCGGTCTTGTACTATAACAGGACTATGTAGTGTTGCAATGGGCGGTCTGAAGAGGAACTGAAGGAAATCATCTCTACAGATTTTGCAACTCTGTCCTCTCAACCAAACTTTTGAAGCAGGGACCACGAGGTTGCTTGGTCCAAGTTTACTTCCTAAGCCGACCCCCGTATACAGATCGCACCTTGGGCAGACCTGTGAAGTTGTGGTGTGGCCGCAGCTAAAACATATGTTTACGTAGCCGGGATGCCAATCTAACAAATCTGGCTCGGCTAGGTGTGACATGCAAGGGACTGCGTGGAAGTCCGCTTTGAAAGGGCGCGGTTTGTGAGGAGTCGATAGTCCTGCGTGAACTATGTTCACGGATTCGACTGACGATACGAATTCTATTTTGGGTCGTTGGAAGATTTTCTTTGTGATGTCTTCTGTTGTTATCTTCTTGTTGAAAATCCACGACTTGACA